CTAATACTAATGAAACAGTATACGGTTGCATGGATATAGATGCAAATAATTTTAATGATAGAGCTACTGAAGATGATGGTTCATGTGATTATGAAAATGAAGAAAACCATTGTAATCACACTCAACTAGTATTATGGGATGGACTAGAAACTGAAGCAGTAGGGTATTTTAATGAAGGTAATAATTCTAGAGCTATAAATGTTAGTTATGAAAGAGATTCTCTACAGAATTTAGATATATTTATTGACATGGATACTAACTGTAATGATTCAGAAGAACCTCTAAATGTGATGGTATTTTACGATATTGGACACGTGTTCCCTTCATTTGACGATAATGGAACTTTCGAATATTATATGTACGATAATTATGTATATGACGAATTTGAATTCGAAGTATATGGATGGGAAGGAGATGAACATTGGCTATACGCTAATGTTACTGAAGACACATTCACTAATGAGACTGAAGGAGTATACTTCTTTTATGTCAATATACAAGTTGACTGGAATAACACAGGTGAATATGAATACTATGGTTATTTCACTAATTGGCCACCTTGGGATGGCGAATATCATGAAGAAGCGGGAATGAGGCTGGAGGTATAATGGAAGACGTTTTAGTTGCAGTCGAAGAATATGGATTACCATTAATACTGCTTCTTGGAGCAATTTATACCTTATATCGCTTTATGGTTTTTTCACTATATGAAGTAAAGAACGAATTTGGTGCTCGCCATGAAAAAGCAGCAGAAGATATGCAAGCGGTAAAAATATCTCTAGCAGAGATTAAGTTATTATTACAGGAGAAGAAATGAATAGATATAAAAAATTATTAGAGAACATAGGTGAGGAGGAATGAAAGCAAATCAAATGCTTGTACTTACAAATATGTTAGCTAAAATTATATCAGAAATGGATGATTTAAAGGCAATGATGAGAGAAGTGACCCTCAATAATTTTGAGGAGAATTTCGAGGAGGAAGAATGATTAATGACACCCATAGACATATTAACATATATGGGAATAGCGATGGCAGGATGCGCGCTTATTCTATTTCTTATGGTATTGATTTCAGTCGCGCGCCGCGTTATGATGATTATAATACCAACAAAACCATCTATAAAACTTCCCAAGGTAGAGAAGTTAGTGGTAAAGAAGAAGGAACAAAAGAAAAGGAGGACTGAATATATGAGTAAAGAAGCAAGTGAAGGAATAACGTTTAACGACATCTTTATGTTTATGATTGCTGTACCTTTAGTTTTACTCTGGGTTGGGTTTGCAGGTTTCGTTATACACACGGGACTTAATAACTCAGCTGTTCTTGACAACATTGAAGCGTATACAACTTTAATAGCTATATTAGGTGGGCCAGCCCTTCTAATTATTAAAGATGCTTTAGACGTTTGGAAACAAGAACAAGCAGAGAAGACAGCCTTTTATAAGGTAAAAGCACAAGCAGTTATAGATTATAACGATGCAAGTCAGAAACAAGCTCAGATGATTGAGAGTAAAGCTCAAGAACAAGAGCATAAGATAGAATCAGGTACTACATTAGTAGCTAAAAAGAAAAAATAAGGAGATAAACTAAAATGGCAGCAACATCACTACAAGCAGAAGGATATGCAACCATGACCGCAGCAGTTGAAGCAATGGAGGCAGCAATAGATGGAGCAAGTGAAGCTATTGATGCAGCCCTTCAATGTAACGTCGTCAAAATAGGCGGCGGAAACTGGGGTTATTGGGTATTATACACTTAGGTATATACATGACATGTCCGATTTGCAATAAAAGAACAGTAGGTTACTTGTATGACGGCACTAAACGCTGTTATACTTGTACTCCCTAATCAAGGGATAATTTTATATACTATCATGCCCTATAAGTATTGTGGCTCCTAACAGACCACGAACCCACAGGACTTTACGCAACTAGCGTCTTATGGGGCCACACAACGAAAGCTTTATATAGTGCTATGACGTTATATAAAGCAGGTGAATAACCTATGGCAAACGAAACAAGTAACAACACAGCCGATAATAACGGGAATATGACAGCAGATGATAATAACACTGCTGAAGATGGAAATCTAACCGCTATATTGGATACTGTAGAAGAATCAGGGATTATAGATACTCTAATGGATGAACCACTACTTATGGCACTTTGTGCTGTTGTATTAGGTATGGGCGCTTATATTGCTTATACTGTACCAGCAGTTAAAGAGTTAGTCTTTAAATACTTAAAGAATAACGAGGCTGAGTTGCAGGAACTATTAGATAAAAATCTAACAAAAGCCCAACAAAAAGCTTTTGAAAAGATGGACGAAGTTGCACAAAAACACGTCAAAGACTCTTTAGTCAAGAATGTATTAATTACAGCTTGGGATGAGAAGGATGATGAACTTGCAGCTTTAGTTAAATCTAAAGTTAAAGCAGCACTTGACGAACAAAAGTAATGGACGTCGAGGGATACGAAGAGCGGTTACGCCAGAGAGTCGGAGAAGCAGAATATGAACGTCATAAAGAGCTTGTCCGTCTGCTGGCTCGCAATCTTGCTCTTGAAGACATTTTGTGGGAAGAAATTCTTGTATCTATTCGGGATGTTGACGCTCGAACAGAGTTATTGCGACAAAGAAATTCAATTGTTCGTGATATACATACAGAATTCAGAGCCCTAAACATTGAAGTGCCAACTGTAGTGGAAAAGAATACCGAAGGGTTTTCGAAAATTTTAGAAGGTTTAATGGATGACGAAGATAGCGATAAAGAACGAGCAGAAACAACTGAACGCATCGATTAGCGGTTTAGCAGCTCATGATTCTTTAAAGTTAGAATCTATTTTTGAAAATTGTAGAACTGATAAGAAGAAAATGACTCTTCTTGTTAGAGCATTTTGCGAAGCTTATTTAATTGATAATAAAAGACGTCCACTTAAACTAAGACCTATGCAAGAGGATATTGTTGTTGAATCTTTAACATATCCTGATGGTGATAAAGAAAAACATCGTAAAGTAGCGATATTGGCTCCACGTGGCTCAGGTAAATCCTATGCCCTTTCGGTAGCTGTATGTATCTATATGTTTTTTAAAAGATTCAGAGATTTAATTTTTGTCTTGGCTCCATCTGAGGACCAAGCAGCATTAATATTTAATTACTGTTATAGGCATTTTGCAGATAATGCCTTTTTAGATGGCTTAGTAGACCATTATAGGTTTCACAATAAGCCAAATATCACAATGAAGGGAGGTACGGTGCTACGTAGAGCTCCTATTGCTCCATCTAATCAGGGGCAAGCTATACGTGGACAACACCCTACCTTTCTAATAGTGGACGAGAGCCCATTGATAGAAGATAAACTGTTTATAGATAACGTAGAACCATCTATTATATCTAACACAGCGCCTTTTATTAACTTAGGGACTCCAAAATCAAAAGAAAACCATATGTATCGTTATCTGTATGACGAATCTTATTCGGAAAGTTTTACACGGTTACATTATACATGGAAAGATGCTGTAAAGCGAGGAAGAGCGTACGACCCACCTTATACTGAGGAAGATATGCTCACAAAGATGATGGAATGGGGGGAAGATTCAATATATTGGAAGACAGAGTATGAGTGCGAGTTCGTCGAGTCGTCGTCCAACATCTTCAATCCCGAATTACTACGAGCAGCCTTCAGACCAGAACTTAGACTTCACGAAGGCGGAAATAAATTTGATAACTGTGTTGTGGGTGTGGATATTGGTAAATCCGTTAATAGCACTGTTATTAGTGTTTGGTGTACCGAAAAATCCAGTACCCAAAATATTGCAAGACTTATTTATTTGGAAGAAATCAGCCCTAAAACTGGTGGACACGATATACCATACCAACGTGAGCGTATTATTAGTGTTGCCAATAATTTTGGTGCTGATAAGCTTATTATTGATGCTACTGGTATTGGTGGTGCGATTGAGCAGGAGATGAGGATAGCGTGTATGGAAAATGGTATATATTTTATACCGTTCGTCTTTACAGGTGGCCCAAAAGGGACAAAAACGCAAGTTTTTAGAGATATGGTGTCATATTTCCAAAAAGACCAAGTTTTAGTACCAGACCCTAAGAATTTACCACCTGAACAGGCAAAATTAGTTAATAAATGGTATAGAGAGCATGTAGATTTAGAATATACTATGGATGCAGCCAACAAAACAGAGAAGATTTCTGCACCCTCAGGTAAACATGATGATTATTGTGATAGTACAGCTATTGCACTACATGCAGCACTGTCAATGTTGCCAGCTTCTGGTAATTTTGCAAGTGTGTCAGTCCCTTCTAAAAGGAGGGTTAATAAAAACAATGGCGGATGGTCCGGACAGGGGCTTTATACGTCAAGAAGAGGTAGTAATTCTATAAATAAACACGCTCCCGGCGGCATTTGAGGGAAACCTTTATATACTGCCTGCGCGTTATAGGTATTGATAGCCATGCCTCTGAGAGATTATTTGCCATTTTGGCGTAAAAGAGAATTTGCAACAGTAGGACAAAATCCACCATACAGCAAGGACAATCCTAGAAGTTTTGGAGCAGGCGTTATAAAACGGATTAAACTTCAAAATAATTCAGGATATGGGGGTTATGGAGGTGGAAGTAACAAAGAACCTCAAGTTGGGGACTACAGAACATATATGAATGTATATTTATCTGACCCTATTATAAGGACTTTAATTGATTTGCCCTGCATTTATGCTGCTAAGGACGGTTACGACATTGTGACAGATAGTGATGAAGAGCGTGAGGCTATCACTAAGTTTTTTGATGAAATAAATATTGACCAGTTAATTTATTCTTGGTTACGTAATGGTAGAATTTTTGGTACATCATATTTAGAATATACAGGTGATAATTTAGTTTTAAGGTCATCTCAGAATATGTATGTACAAAGAGATGAAAATGGTCAAATTATGTATTATTATCAAGATGTAGGAGACGATAAAGAAAATGTACGATTCGAAGAACAAGAAATTATTGAATACAAAAATAATACTTTTGACGATTATGCTTATGGTCTTAGCGACATTCATCCAGTATTATATTTGGTTGACCTCAAAGATTATGCCGAGAGGGATATTGGCGCTGCTCTTAATAAGTACGCAACCAGTCGGTTTGATATATCTGCTGGTTTACCCGATATGCCATATGGCCCAGATAAAATTAACGAAATTGTGGACGCCTTCAATTCACTAGAACCCGGTGAAGATATTATACACGGTAATGATATTACTATTAAAGAACTACAAGGTACACAACGAGCTTTTGAATATGGTAAATATACAGATGATATTCTAAAGAAAATACATATAGCACTAAAAGTTCCAGTATCTATGTTCGATAAACCAGAAGAAGCACGTGCTATATTCGAACCTTATGTTAAACATTTACAAAGTGCAGTTGAAGCTGCACTAAATTCACAACTTATGCCTCAGTTAGAGTCTGGGGGAGCTAGATTTTCATTCCGTCAAATTAATGTACAAGATGCATTTGCGAAAGCAAAGACGGATATGATTTATCTCTCTGAAGGTGTTTTATCACCTAGTGAAGTGAGATTAGAAAGGGGTCTTGACCCAGAAGGGGTTGTAGAACAGCAACCTACAGCAGAGAATGCTAACCTATCTGGTGGTAAAGACCAAGACAAGTCTGAGGAATCAGAACGTGTCGAAAACAGGAACCTAACGGGGGATAGAGAAGAATGAGCGATAAATACGCATACGAAAACTGTATTATAGATGTTGCACCAATTCTTAAAAAGAGGGGTGTAGACAAATATAACGAGATGGCGGCAAATCTTTGCCGTATGAGAGTTGAGGAAGGTACCGTACGGGAATTCGCAATTACCAACGGTAAAACTGAAGACTCAAAACGTACTTTTGCTCTAGATTTAGCAGAACCTTTAAATATTGGGAAAGAAACTATAGATTATCCGGTCATAGCCATAACTTCAGGAGTACATGATGAAAGTGGCGACCAAAAGGTATTTATAGAACCTTCAATACTAAAGGATAATTTGGAAGCATTTAATGAGCTTCCTGTTTACTTTAATCACCAGCGAACTGAAGAAGATTTGATTGGCAAGGCTATCAATCCAGAGATAATCGAATTGGAAGATGGTAAAACTGGTATTAAAATGTTAGCACAAGTCGATAAAGACGCAGCTAAAACAAGTGAAGTGTTAGGAAAGTTGGAAAACGGCGATATGACTCATGTCAGTATTGATTGGTTTTCTAAAGACGTTGAAGTTTTAGGAGAACCCTTTGCTACGGACATTCGTCCTATCGAGGTAAGTTTCATTGATAATGAGACTAGAACACCCGTATGTGAAGCATGTACAATTGAAGAAGGAAAGGAATGTAACGAACACCGTGAATT